GGATGAAATCTAAATGTTATTTATTCTTAGGTGATAAAAGAGAATACAAATACTTATTAAAGGATAATAAATGATTGCAAGAGCAGAAGTGTTTCAAGGCTATTTAGATAGTTTAAAACAAGATATTGAAATGATTTTAAAAGATGAATCTTACTCAAAATGTGGATTATCTTGTTGTGAATCAACTGAATTACAAGTACTTGAGGAAGTGTATAGTAAACTAAGTGATATAGATTTAGATATATCATATAATGATGCTTTAGAAATAGTTCAACAGCAAGATGACTGGATGGATGATATTGATACATTTGAAGCATCTAATATAGCTGGAGTATTGCCTCAAATTGATATAGAGGAATTAGTTAGATTATTAGCTAATGGACCTGATTTAGATGTAGCTAGTAAACTATATGAAGAACTTAAATACTGGAAAGATAAAGGAAGAATATGAAACATTGGATAGGAATAGATCCTGGAGCATCTGGGGCAATGTGTATATTATATGAAGATAACACTATGGAATTATTTGATTTTAAAAAAGGTGGTATTCCTTTATATGCAAAAGAAATTATAAATGAAGACACAGTAATGATAGGATTAGAGAAAGTTAATGCTATGCCAGGACAAGGTGTTAAATCAATGTTCTCATTTGGTGAAAGATATGGTGAGTTACAGGGTATGCTTCAAACATTAGAATTAGGGTATGTATTAGTTAGACCTACAGAATGGCAAAAAGCTTGTAAAGTTAAACCTAAATCTGGTAAGAAAGGTATTCATTCTGTAATATCTAAGATTTACCCTAAAGCAGAGTTAGTTGGTCCTAGAGGTGGGATTATAGACGGAAGATGTGATGCATTAAGTATTGCACATTATTTAAGAGGAAAATATCAATGAGACAAAAAATTGAAAATACAATTATTTCATTAATGGATAAATTGGCAGATGAGAGATTACCAATACATGCAAAAGCACAAAGTTTTAAAATAGTATGTGATGGTATAGAAGAGTTAGTTAATTGCGGAATTATATCTATTAATAAACGTAGTGATTTAGAAGAATCTATTGCTACTACAAATGATTCATTAGAAACTATAAAAAAAGAGTTTGAAGCTAAAACTAGGCAAGAATCTAATATTAGGCTGTCAGTAGAACGAGATGCAATGATAGCTAAAGAAATTGATGAACAATCTAAAATTATGAAGAGATCTACACCATTTACAAAAGAAAGTAATGAATCTTATTCTAATACTGGATTATTTGAAAAAGGTGAATATAGCACTAATAAAATTAAAAAGTGGACTGAAAGTGAGTTAAGATTAATTGATAGTGTAACACAAAAGAGTACACCTAAATCAAGAAAAACATTAGATTATCTAATTAAAAAACTACCAGAAAGAACAGAAAGTGCTATTAGATCTAAATTGAATTCATTAGGTATATTTGTTATTGATGGTAAATTACATAAAGGAAAAATATGAGCTTAAACTTTGATTATTATGATGGAAGTGATGTCTTACCTAAAGGTGTATTCAGAATCTCACCATCTCAATTTAGTAAATTTATGGATTCTCCTCATTTATGGTATAGAGAACAAATACTAGGTGAAGAAGGATTTACAGGTAGTACATCATCTGTATTAGGTACTATTGTACACGCATGTGCAGAAGCATATGCAAATGGATCTGATGGATCTACATGGAGTAAAGAGATAGAAGATTATCTAAAAACTATCCCATTCTCTGAAGTAGATATAGATAAAGATGAAATTAGAAAGCAATACAAAGGTATGGCTTTAGCTTTAATTAATGGTTATCTAAAAGATAATAAACCAGATTCAACAGAAGAGTTTATATTTCATAATGTAATACCAGGATATGTAGCTGCTGGAACTTGTGATGCAAGGAAAGGTGATATGGTTGTAGATTATAAGACTTATAATTCTAAATCTAAACCAAGAGCTATTCCTATGTATTATAAGTATCAATTACTTATCTATGCATGGATATACACTAAGAAAAATATCCCTATTAATAGAGTTAGATTAGTATATGTTAATAGAAATATAGATGGTGGTGTATCAGAAAAGACTGGTAAACCTCTTAAATCATATCCTCCAGAAGTTACAGTTTTAACAGAAACTATAACTAAAGAAGATATTGATTTTATAGAATCTGTATTGAAATTACTAGCAGAAACGGTGGCTAAGTCTAAAGAAGATCCTAGCCTAACTTATCTCTTATTTAGAGATTATAGATTAAAGGATAAATAACAATGGCAATTAAATTATTGATTTCAGGTGTTGAAAGAACTGGTAAATCAACTACAACATCTAAAGTTAAAGATGGATTAGTATTCTCATTTGATTCTAAAAAGTATCCATTTAAAGTACCTCATAAAAATATTAATGAATACTATGGTATGGATGCTTTAATAGATACTATGAATGAAACTATAGGTCAATACCAAGAAAAGTATGGCGAGTTACCTAAAACGATTGTTATGGATACAGTTACTCAATTATATACTAAGATAGCTAAGTATTCAATGGATAAGTTTAATGGATTTGATATACATTCAAATATTAATAAAGAAACATTAATGTTTAATGATTATATTGAAAATACATTATTAGCTAATGATGTTAATGTAGTTGTAGTAGCTCATGCACTATTAGATGAAAATACATCTAGATACATTATTCCAGCTTCAGGTAACTTTGCTAAAACTGGATCATGGTTATCTATAGTTGATAATGCATCTTTCATTCAAGTAAAGAATGGTAGTAAGTTTGTTATATCACATTCAAATCTTAAGTTTCCATGTAGGACTACATTAGAGGATATTCCTGTGGATCAACCTATAAGTGAATATGATATTAATCAACATATAGCATTGTTATCTAAACAAGTATCAGATAATGATGAATTTAGTTTTGATTAATAAGTTTAAGTTGGATTCTGTTAGAATCTTAACCCAAATTAAATAAATATAATATAAAAGGAAAATAAAATGGCATTTATGACAGTTACAGTAGACGAAGCAAAGAATATTACAGAAGGTGGTACAGGATCAGGATTATCTGGATCAGGTATCTTTGAAGGTTTTATAGTTAGAGCATCAGTAGGAACTTCTAAAGGAGGATCTACAGAGATTACTTATACTATGGCAAAAGATTTAGATGACGAAAAGACACATAAAACTATCTATGGTCATAGAATCACTAACAATGATGGTTCTGAAAATAAAATTGGTACTCAATTATTTAAAGCACTAATGGTATGTTGTGGATTAGATGAAGTATCTGAACCAGAACCTCAAGACCTAATTCTAGGTAAAGATAAAAAAGAAGTTACATTAATGGTACTTGAAGATTTATCTGGATTACCTATTAGATGGAAACAACAAGTAGAATATGGATTCTATAACAATAAAGTTACTGAGAAACTTTTAATTAAAAAGTTCTATAGAGCAGAAGATGGTGCTACAGCTAAAGAAATTGCTGATGATGTTGAAGAGTTTGTTCAATATGATAAAGATGTTGAGTATGGAGTTAAAGATAAATTAAATGATGGTGTTACTCAAGATCAAGTAGACGCATTTAAATCATCTAGAGGTGGAAAAGGTGGATCTAATACTAATAATGGTCCTAAAGCACCTAAGAAACCATCTCCATTCGCTAAAAAATAATTACACTATAGGCATCTAGTTTATAGTGTAAGTCCTATACATCAACTAAAGGAAAAACTATGACAAAAGAAGAATTATGTATGAGAGTATGGGAACTGGAAGATGTAGCATCAAAAGCAGCTGCCAGAAGAATAGTTGAGCATATAATCGACACAATTAAAGAAGAAGTAGCTTCTGGCAATGAAGTTAATGTATCAGGATTAGGTAAGTTTTACACTAAAGTACAAAAAGAAAGATCTGGAGTATCAACTATGAGTGGTGGTAAATGGACATCTCCTGAGAAAAAAGTACCTAAATTTAGAGCTTCTAGTCCATTTAAATCTTTAGTAGTAGGAAAATAACTATGAGAGGTTGGGAAGGATTACCAGAAATATCTAAAGCATTATATAATGAATCCTACTTCCTAGATAGTGAGACTTACGAAGATTGGAATTTTAGAATATGCTCAGCATATGCAAATGATGATGCTCATAGAGATAGAATGATGTCTTACATTAGAAACTATTGGTTTCATCCTTCAACTCCTGTATCATCTAATGGTGGTACTGATAGAGGATTACCTATTAGTTGTTATGTAGGAGAAGTTGAAGACTCTAAGAAAGGTATATTTGATGCTTGGAACGAATCTAGTTGGCTAGGAAGCTTAGCTGGAGGAGTAGGAAGACTTTGGACTAATGTTAGAAGTAGAGGTGAAAAAATCTCACTTATAGGTGAATCAAGTGGTGTTATACCATTTATGAAAGTTGATGAAGCTCTAACTAATGCTGTATCTCAAGGCGGATTACGTAGAATGTCTCAAGCTGATTGGTTATGGGATACACATCCAGAAATAGAAGATTTTGTAGAACTTAGAAAGCCATCTGGGGACCAGAAAAGAAGAGCATTAGATTTACATCATGGTGTTGTTCTATCTGATGAATTTATGTATTCTGTTATCTATGATAAGAAATGGGATCTAATATCACCTAAGACTGGTAAAGTAGTTAAAACTATTAAAGCTAAGAAACTATGGGATAAGATATTAGATATGAGAGTAACTACTGGTGAACCATATATTCTATTTAAAAACAATGCTAATAGATTAGCTCCAGAAGAGTATAAGGAACTAGAGTTAGAGATTAGATTATCTAATCTATGTACTGAAATTATGGAAAGCACATCTACAGATAAAACTAATGTATGTTGCTTAGGATCTATTAATTTAGAATACTGGGATGAGTATGTTAGTCAATTAGATCAATTTATAGCTGATTGTTCAGATTTCTTAGATAATGTACTACAAGACTTTATAGATAAAACTGAAGGTAGAGAAGGATTCAAAAAGGCTAGAAAAGCTGCTATGGATGAAAGATCTATTGGATTAGGTGTTATGGGTTGGCATAGTTTATTACAATCTAAAAGTATGCCATTTGGATCTCCAATGGCTAAAGGTTTAAATACTAAAATATTTAAAGCTATAAAAGAAGCAGCTGATAAGCATAATGAGAATTGTGAACCTTGTCCTATGTCTATAAGAGCTAATACTGATACATCTAAAAGAAATATTAATGTTACAGCTATTGCTCCAACTATGAGTATATCTAATTTATGTAATTTAGCTTCATCAGGTATTGAACCATGGGCAGCTAATGCATTTACTAAGAAGCTAAAACAGGGTAGTTTTGCTATTAAAAATAAATACTTAGATAAAGTTATTAAAGAATATGCAAACTCTAATGTATTAGGTCGTGCTATTCAAGATTGGATAGATGAACAATGGGATTCTATTAAGAAACATAATGGATCAGTACAGCATTTAGATTGGATGGATAGTTGGACTAAAGATGTATTTAAAACAGCCTTTGAGATTAATCAAGCATCTATAGTAGATTTAGCTTCAGATAGAACACCTTATATAGATCAAGGACAAAGTACTAATTTATTTGTAGTTGGTAATAGCAGAACTCAAGATATTGCTGACTTACATGTATTAGCATGGAAAAAAGGTCTTAAATCATTATATTATTTAAGATCATTTAATCCAAATAGAGCTAGTACAAGTTCTAAAGAAAGAAAAATTATACAAACACAGCAAGATGATTTATTTAGTGATACTTGCCCATCTTGTGGTTAAGGAGAATAAAGTATGAGTTTAATAAAACAACAGGGTTTACCTGTGTTTAAACAAGCTAATGGATTTCAATATCCTCATTTTTGGGAATATTATAAATCACACGATAGATTACATTGGACTGCTGAAGAAATAGATCTTTCACAAGATATTATAGACTTTGATAAAGCTGATGATGAAGAGAAATTATATATAACTAATATAATGAGATTATTTACTCAGAATGAAATACAAGTAGGACATGGTTATATAACTATGTTAAGAATATTTAAACCTACAGAAGTATTAGCTATGCTATCTAACTTTAATGCTAGAGAGTACACACATACTGAGAATTACTCATTATTTACTGAAACAATAGGATTAGGTGATCAGATATATACTGAATTCTTAGATATACCAGTTATGTCAACTAAATGTGAATATCTTGAAAAAGCTAAAGTTAAAAAGTTTGAAGACTATAAAGCTGTAGGATTATCTGATGCAGAAGTTCATAAAGAATATAGAAGAGCTATAGCTAGAATGTTAGCTGTATATGCTGGAGCAACTGAGGGAATCTCTTTAATGAGCCAATTTGCTTCATTATTAGCTTATCAATTTCAAAATAAATATCCTGGATTATCTAAGATAGTAGAATTTTCTATTAAAGAAGAAACTATGCATCAATTAGGTAATTCTCATTTGTTTAGAGATTATATAGCTGAAAATCAAGACATTTGGGATGATGGACTTAAATTTGATATTTATGAGGGTATAAGAGAAGTTGTTTCTTACGAACATGCACTTATAGATTATCTAAATCCTTCACATATGAATGCAGCAGATTTAAAGAAATATATTGAATATTGTGGTGATAATGCTCTTAAAGAATTAGGTATGAAACCTAATTGGAATATATCATCTAATCCATTACCATTTATGGATGATGTAGTTGGTACTGTATTACAAGACTTTTTCTCAGGAAGAGTTACAGAATACACTAAACAATTACAAGGTACATGGGCAGAAGTCGATTACAGTAAATGGAGAGGATAATGACAGAAGAGGAATATAAACGAAAAAGAGAAGCTTATGCTTCCTCTTCTGCTGATATTGAAGTTATTGAAGATGCAATAGCTAAATTAGATGAAAGATATAGTTCACAAAGGCATAATAAAACTAATTTAATATTGCAAGATATTGAAGATTCACAAGCAGATTATGCTGATATAGGAGAAGAATAATGGTTGTACCAGATAAAATAACAGTTAAGTGTATTCAAGATATAGCTAATGGTAAGCAATTTAAAAAAGATTGTATATATGAAGGATGTATTAATGATAAATCAGAATTTTACATAGTGGAGTCTCCAACATGTGAAGAAGATTGGAAATTAATATATGATGTTAATGAAAAGACTAATAAAATTGAAATTAATAGTAGCTACTTTGAAATAATAGAAGATGCTAAAGAGGATATAGAACAAGTATCTGAATTAGATAAAGTATTAGAGCAAAGAGGTAATAGATATGGAGATTTTAAATTCCATGCTGAAATAGCTTGTGAATTAAAAGATTCATTAAATACTAAAGAATTACCTACATATTACATGAGAGAAGCTGCTGATATGATATGTCATAAGTTAGCTAGAATTGCTAATGGAGATCCATACTATGTTGATAGTTGGGTTGATATAGCTGGATATGCACAATTAGTTGTAGATATTCTAAATGAAATTGAAGGAGAAAAAATCTAATGCAAGTAACATTACTACATAGTACACCTTTATGGGTATGCTCACATGCTATTAGAACTTGTTGGGATTCACATGATAAAAGTGATACAGATTTTGATTATGTATGTACTGAATGTGGATTTCATGATCATAGAAATGATTATCCATGTGCATCATGTGATTCTGAAGGTACTTTTATAAAAAATTCAGTCGTGTTTGGAACGAAGGATAAAGAACTAATAGAACGAGTTGGTAATAAATATAAACATGCTTCAACACTAGAACATCT